TGGCCCCATAATGACGTAATCCACTGCGGACCTAGCGGACAGCTTGTCGAAGACAATGCGACGATCCATGCCAGCGCATTCAGGCAGCAGGCCGTAGACGTAGTCTTCCCACGACTTGCCGCTGACTCGGAAGTCGGCGTACCGATTCGGCCAGATCTGAAGGTCGATGCGCCGCCCTTTCGCGTTGTGCCGTGGCTCGACCGGCGCTGCGTAGCTGACGGCATCAAAGAGCGAGTGATACTGCGGCAGGCACTCGATCAGCACTTCGACGCCATCAGCCGCCAAGTGCCGCGCAATCGGCAGGCAGCGCAGCACGTCTCCGAGCCGCTCATGATAGACCAGCACAACGGTTTTCATACGTCGCCAGCAGTTACCCAAGGTTGCCGGTCAAGAAACTTAAAGTAGTCGCAGAGCCGCACGTCACCCTTGGCTTCCTGCAATCGACGCCAGCCGTCGACAAGTCCCTCGTACTGGTAGAACTGCTCCTTGAATGCGACCTGCTCCTCGGTGAAATATGCGTAGTGATCGAACACAAGACCCATCGCCCGCGTCGTTTCGCGCGGAACATAGCTCGCCCAAGCGTTCAACACCGGCGGCTCGTGAGTATTGAAGTGCAGTCCTGGTGCCATCTTCCACGCGCGGAACCACTCGTAAGGCATTGACCCAAAACCGTGACGCGACGTGACGACCTTGTGCGGACCTACAAAGTAAAAACAGTCGAACTGTGCGAAGTCGCCAGCCTTCTTGTCCTGCAACATTTCGTAGACTCGCTCTAGCTGGTCAGCAGTCCAGAACTCGTCAGCGTCGATCTGCATCACGACGCCATCGGTGACGTCTTCCATTGCGGCGTTGACCATCGCGATCTTCCCAGCCCAAGGACCGAGCCGCCACGTCACGCGCACGCGCGGATCTGTGATGCTGTCAAGGTACTCGGTCGTGCCGTCAATGGACAGCCAGTCCCGGTGCCAGCGATCCTGCACCTCTGCGCACCACGACGTGCATTCCTGCGGTCGCGAGACACCTTCCACGATGTGCCAGCGCCACGGGATCGTGAGCTGCTGAAAGATCGGCAACTGCTTATCGATGAACGGTTTCCCGTTCAAAACAATGGTGAAGATGATCAGCATTGCGTGATCCACGACTGCCCGACAACTGTGTAGCGCCCGATTGTTTCAGCGACTGCGCGTCTGACTCCATCGTATCCGCCAAAGTCATGACCGGCCAAGTAGCCGCCAGGCTGCACCTTGTTTCGCCAGTGCATAATGTCAGCGCGGACATCCTCGTATTGATGCGATGCGTCGATGAATACCGCGAACACCGACTTATCGTCGAACAACTTTGATGCTTCGGTTGACGGCAACGGCAAGCAATGCACCGCGTGCAGGACCGGCTTTATGTTTTCAAGGAAGTGACCGACCATTGAGCCGGTCGCAAGCTGCGGATGGCCTGCGTGCTCGATGCTGCCTCGGAATGTGTCAACGGCGTAGAGGTGCAAGCGCTTCTGGCTTTTGATCGCCTCGACGCCGAGGAACGCCATCGACCGACCGCGCCACGAACCGACCTCGACAATGGTCGCACCTGCTGGCGCTTCCTCGACGAAACGCAAGTAGATGTTCGCATAGTCAAACCAGTTCTCACCAAACCGCGACTCGTGGTAGAAGTGGTTCATAGGTTGCGGGACTCGAACAGTTCCTTGCCGCGCTTGTAACGCTCGCTCTGGTTATTGTGCCGATACGTCAGATCGAGCGGACCGTTGCTGAAATGCGGATGATCGTGAACGAACGTCACCTTGTCGCGTGCGTCGATGACGATCTTGTCGGCCCAGGCTCGATGGCTGAACTCGTTGTCCGAGAAGACCGACTCGTAGCCGGCAAAGAACATATCGCCTTGTGCCTCCCACCGTGCGCGCGACATAATCGCCATGCACATCAGCTCGTCCTTGCGGTGGCCGTCGTGTACGGCGATGGCTAGCTGCTCCTTCTTTAGATCACGCAGCGCGACTAGTTCCAAGAGCTGCAAATCCCAGTGCAGCGGAGGCAGCCAGTCGTCGGAAAGCTGGATAAGCAGGTCGCCGCGTGCCTTGCGCGCGCCTAGGTTCCAAGCTGCAACGCAGCTCTGTTCTTTGCTGGTGACGTGAACGAACTGCTGCGCCATCTCCATCGAGACGCCGTCGTCGATGTCCACGCAGAAGATGTGCTCGACGTTGGCTGGATTTGCGGCCCCTTGCAGGAAGGCTTCGCGGCAGGCAACGGCTTTGCTGGATCGCCCGCGCGTGGCATGGATCAGCGAGATAGTCGGCTCCTTGCCGCCGTGAAAGTGGTGTTGCAGGTGCTGCGCACGCTCGGCGTGGCCTGCGTAGCGTGCCGCGCGTGCCGCTAGATCGACTCCGTACCAACCGTAATGCTTGGCCTCGTGCGTCCACGGTCGATCCTCCAATCGCGGTTCTGGACGCTCTAGCGCGCGTTCCGCCCAGTAGTAGGCACGCTGCCGGTCGCCCTTTTCAAAGTAGAGCAGAATCAGCGCGTTCAGCGCCTCGCGACACCACGGGAAGACGCCATGCGCTTGAAGGCAGTAATTGATGGACTCGCGGTGGTTACCGCAGCAGCGCGCTACGTTCAGCAGCGCCTCGTACTTAAACGAGTCCTGCAGGTTCGGCATTGAGATCGCCAGCTTGCCGAACTCCTCCGCTGCCTTGAAATTGCCCGAGCAGTAGTGCTCCTGGTGAATGTAGAAATACTGCGATGCAGCGTCGCGTGCTGAGTTGCGCAGGATCCGCAGGTTGCGGTGCCGGTTCTCGCGCTTGACCTCCAGCGGCGCATGAATCCAGACCGGATCGTCAAGGTCGATGTGCTTGTCGCCGGCAAGCAGAAGCAGGTTCTCGTGAACGTCGTGATGCCACTTGCGGCCGGCCTCGAACGTACTGCGCCGAATCGCTCGCTCGCGGAACAGCTTCTTGCTGGTCCCTCGGACGTCGTAAAGGAAGCGCGCCATCGAAACCTCGTCAGGCAGACCACCCAGAACCTCCTTCAGCCGATCTGCGTTGTCCAGCAGGTCGTCGCAGTCACACCAGATCAGCCAGTCTCCGGTGCCTTGACGGAAGGCTTCGTTGCGTGCTTCACCGAAGGAGTCGACGTGCTCCCAATGCTCTGCGCCAGGCTGGTTCAGATGCTCGCGGAAACGGAATGTCTTGTCCTTGGCCTCGCACCACTCGCGCGCGATAGACAGCGTGCGGTCAGGCGTGCGGGCGCCGATGGCTCGGACCAGCGACAGTTCATCGAACGCTGGACTGAACGAGTCCAGCATACGCTCGATGTGCTGCTCCTCGTTACCACAGATGACGCAAAGCGATACGCGCATTGCGTAGTACGAACCGTCAAAAAAGAAAATCCCCCCACCCGCTAGGCAGGTGAGGGGATAACACAACAACCCAACAGAGTTTAGGAGTACTGCGTCGCGACGATCTGCGCCGCGTTGCTGTTCACAACCTTCTCGGAAACGTAGTGCGCAGCCCGGACGATGTCTGACTTGATCGACTCGTCACGGTAGGTAAACACGCCAGTCGGACTGCCGTACTCCTGCCAGTTTAGCGTGAAGCCGGTTCCGCCTCCGAAGTAGCCGGAGGAAGCATCGGTCACCGCGCCCACCCAGATGTACGATTTCGACCAGACGTTCGCGCTCGAGAAGGCGAGACCTTCCTTGGCGCTGTCGTAGCTGGCACGACCGATGAGGACCTCGGCAACGCCGAAGACCTCGGCAGCGGCCTGCTGCGAAGCGTTCAGGATCGTGTCGGTCGACAGGCCCGTACCGCGAAGGCGGTTCTGGAACTTGGTCGACGCCTTGATGCGCGTCCACACCGGGTTGCTCATGACAACGCGGAGGTTGTCGCGGCTTTCCCCCAGCGCGAGGATGCGGTCGATGGCGGACTCAACGTCCAGGCCCACGTCGAACGTCGCCAGATTGGCGGTCGTGTACGCGGTACCGGAGTTCGTCGAGGTGAACGTCGAAGCGTTGAAGATCTGCGCAGCAACGCGCAGCTCGTGAGCGAGGAGGAGCTTGCGCAAGCAGAGCTTGGCGGCGACGACCTCGGCGTCGAAGAAACGGCTCACGTCCAGCGCGACCGTATCGTCAACCGCTTCCTCGTAGCCGTACTCAGCGGCGGTGTAGGTCTCCTGCGTAAAGGAGCGGGTGCCGCGCGCGTATGTCGAGTACGGCGTGCGATTCTTCACGTCGCTCTTGAGGAGCTGGCCTTCCTTTAGCTTAAAGCAAGGATACTGACCAGCGCGTAGAGGAACATTGAGGATGGGCATCACTCGCGTGCCGATCAGGTTGGACTCAAAGTCCTTGGCCTGCTCAACAACGCCAGCAAGATCGCCACGGAAAATGGCAGCAGCGTTAGTGTACATGGTAGGTAGCTATTAGAGGTTCTTCGCGATGAACTCGATGATCGCGCCATCGGTATCAGCGGTCGTCAGGCTCTTGCCGATAGTCACCGTCCCGGCAGGACCGACCTGACCGGACGCGCCTGCGTAAATCGTATCGCCCACCGTTACGGGAGCGCCGACCAGCGTACCCTTTTGGGTGCCGCCTTGAGTGAGGAACTTCACGGTGACATAGTCGCCGGAAGCTGCATCGATCTGAGCGATGCCGTCAACGCTGCCAGCGGTAGCCGACAGACCGACGCCACCGTTCGTTGAGATGACCACAGCGCGGAAAGCGGTAATGGTCGCGTTGGCAAGGAAGGATCCCGTGCCGAAGTACTGAGTGCTCATAGTAGTTTACAGTTTGATGACCTCACCGGCCTGCACGCGGGAGCGGAAGACGGCGTATTCGTTAGAGTGATTCTTGACGCAAAACGCGATGGCCGCGCTCTTGTCGCCTTTCAGCTCGGAAGCCTTGGCAGCGACCAGCTCTTCGAACTTCTGCGTAACCGGAGCGGCGGCGGCAGGAGCTTCAGAGGCGATCGGCTTGGTGACCGGAGCGCCAAACGTCTTGGCAAACTCCTTGACAGCAGCGAGACCAGCCGCCTCGGCAGCGAGCTTGATCTCGTCGTTACGGGAAGCCATGGCGGCTTCCTTGTCCTCAGGCTTCGGCAGCATCGACTCCAGCTTGGAGAGGCGCTCGCCCAGGCCCATCATAGCCGACTCAATCATGCCGGCGATGGCGTTTTTGGTTTCGTCGTTCATGGGGAAATCAATCTCAAATTTGCCTTTTGGCGTTTCTATTCCTTGAAGTTGTTTCATGCTGAAAAGCCCATTGACGTTCGCAGCCGGCTCGCTGACCAGATCGCAAGAGTAGATCTCAGAGCAGCGCTGAAGCACCGTCTTCTTGTCCGACGCCATCTCGGTCGGACCAGAGAACGCAATAGACATCCCGAACGTGTCGGGAATCTTGTCAGCGATCTCGAAGATGTACGCGCGATGCGGCGTGTTTTGCAGGACGTGGAAATTGGCAATGAGCTTATTTCCGGCGATACGGAACTCGCGCAAATAACCGACGATGTCAGCCGCGCCGCCGCCGTGGTCCATCTTCACCTTTAGACCGCCGCTGTACGTCTCAGCCTGCGCCTTGACCTGCTCAAGCGTGGTCGCGTCGATGTTCACACCATGACCCAGCGCGCGCCCCTCGGTGATGACCGCGACGTCGTGAATCACGCCAGCCGCCTCGTCGATCTGACCGACGAAACCGCGAGCAAAGTGCAAGAGAGGAGCCTGAGTCATCACAATTGCTGCAAGCGTTAAATCAAGGCTTGTCGTTTACTCCCTTTTCGAGCGCCTTGAGCTTCTTGTGTATCCACATCATTGAGAGAACGGACACTCCAAGCGATGCAACGCCGGACAGAATCGCTAGGACGACCTGCACGTTTTGCAGGCTGATGATGGTTCCAAGCCACGCGCCAACATTGGCGACCAGCAGTTTCGTTCCGGCGTGATCGTTCATTTGCGCGGCGGTTGGTGCATCTGCGTCGTCATGCGTGAGCCGAACCACCATGCGACGGAGGTTCCGGCCAACATCTGGAAAGACTGTAGCGCGTTAGCTTTTATGGCTTCGTCGTCGATAATCAGAATTGCGACGAATGCGCCGACGACGAGGAACGCAGTCAGCGCTGGTCGAGTGACGGCGCGAACGTTAGCCGCCCACGGCGCGACCTTCTCGGTCATATCCGATGCAGATGCGGACTGTGACGCCATAAATGCATTCCATGACGCAACCGCCTCGGCTGACGCTGCTTGCTTGTCGAGCAGGTTGAGCTGAAACTGGTTATCCAGTTTCTTTTCGCGCAGGCGCATCCAGGTTGTCGCCAGCGACCCGACCATGCCGAACAGACCACCGCTGCCGGCGTTAAATAGGAGATCAGTTATCCAGCCCACATAGAAGCGGCTGGCGTTAAACGACAGGCGGATCTTCTGGCCGATTGTCGACTAGCTTGCCGTCAATGTAGTCCCATCCAATGCCGCCGAAGTCGCCGGGAATTAAATTCGGAGTGCCATCAATGGCATCGACGATGATGGTATTGACGACCTTTCCGTCCTTAATGACGTGAGCTTTCATAATTACCAAGTGCTGACGATGCATTTCCCGTTTCCACCTGCGCCGCTATTTCCGCCCAAAGAGCCACCGCCACCGCCACCAGGCACGCTGCCAGCGGTTGCGTTTCCGGTGAAGTTGCCCGCACCTCCAGCGCCTCCATAGTAACTGGTCCCGCCAGCACCGGCAGCGCTGCTAGAAAAACCTCCGCCGCCGCCGCCGCCACAGTAGGACTTGCCTCCAGCGGCTCCATTCGATCCGCCGCCTTGGGCATCATAGTAGCCATTTGTGCCAACCGACGAAAGGTAATTGGTTCCAGCACCGCCAGCAGCACCGCTACCGCTTCCTCCTTCGCCGCCATAGCCAACTAGGTATGCGCCGAATGAGGTGTTACCGCCTGCGTTGCCTACAGTCGTTCCGCTTACGGAAGTGCCGCCCGCGCCAATCGTGACACTGACCGTGGCGCTGATGTCTGAAGCCAGAAATAGTCTTGTAGCGTATGCGCCACCACCTCCACCGCCTCCAAAAGTCGGATGTGCGCGACCGCTTCCGCCCGCTCCCCAGATTTCAACGCTTACCCATTTCGCGCCTGAAGGTTTCGTCCAAGTTCCCGTCGAGGTGAACGTCTGAACGTCGGTCAGAACACCGGACGACTGCGTGCTTGATAGCGTGCCGCTTGTGTAGGTCAGACCAGTTCCGACCGTAACAGCGGAGAAACCGCCTGACCCGTTGCCGGCGAGAATGGCCGTGCCTGTCGTGGCCGGTGCAAAGTACGTCGTCGACTCAAATGCTGCCGAGCCGAGGCCAGACACTTGACCGGACGTAATCGCAATCGCCACGTTCGCCGCAGCGGTCAGTCGTCCCTTTGCGTCGACGGTGAACTGACCGACGTTCGTGCTGTTGCCGTAGCTACCAGCCGTGACCGCGGTGCTGGCAAGATCCAGCGCAAACGTTCCGCTGCTCGTGATCGGACTACCTGAGGCGGTCAAGTCCGTCGAGCTTACGGCAACACTCGTCACGGTGCCGCCGACATCAAGCGACGATAGCGTGCCGCCAACATAGGTTAGGCCAGTGCCAACCGTAACGTCGGAGAAGCCGCCGCTGCCGTTACCAGAAAGAATCTTTGTACCCGTAGTCGCAGGAGCAAAGTACGTCGTGCTTTCAAACGCAGCGCTGCCAAGTCCAGAAACTTGCCCAGCCGTGATTGAGATCGCAACGTTTGCCGCAGCGGTCAGTCGGCCTTTAGCGTCAACCGTCAACGACGGCACAGATCCAGCCGTGCCATAGTTACCAGCAGCAACCGTAGTGTCAGACAACGCGAAGTATAGCGTGCCGGTACTAGTGATCGGACCACCAGTCACCGAGATGTCGGCGCTGCCTTGACCAGTCACGCTCGTCACGGTGCCGGTGTACTGGTCAGCCGAGGAGATCGTAAAGTTCGGATAAGTGCCGGTGATCGTCGTCGTACCACCTTGTGTGAGCGCGACAACTTGATCCGGCGCGCTGTTGACGACCTCAATCGTACCGCTGCTAGTAATCGGACCGCCCGAAATCGAGATGCCTGTGCCAGCCGTCAGCGAAACGCTCGTAACCGTACCCGTGTACTGGTCGGCGCTGCTGATGGTGAAATTAGGATAAGTTCCGGTGACCGTCGTGGTGCCGCCTGGAGTGAGCGCAACGACCTGATCCGGTGCTGTGTTGGTCACCTCAATCGTTCCGCTGGTCGTGATCGGCCCACCGCTGATCGAGATGCCCGTGCCTGCGGTCAGCGCAACGCTGGTCACGCTGCCACCGCCTGCCGTGCTTTCGAGCGTGCCTGCATTGTAGGTCAGACCAGACCCGACCGTGACAGTCGAGAAGCCGCCGCTACCGTTGCCGGCGAGGATCAGCGTCCCAGTCGTCGCAGGCGCAAAGTACGTCGTGCTTTCAAAGGCCGCGCTGCCGAGGCCAGACACCTGACCAGCCGTGATCGCAATCGCCGTGTTCGCTGCTGCCATTAGACGACCCTTCGCGTCGACCGTGAACGTGCCGACCGAACCAGCCGCACCGTAACTGCCTGCGGTCACCGTCGTGCTGGACAGACCCAGCGTAAACGTGCCGCTTGCGGTAATGGGACCGCCTGAAGACGTCACATCGCCGTCGCTGGTTACAGCAACGCTCGTTACCGTGCCGGCACCACCGCCGCCCGTAGCCGAAAGAGTTCCGCCGGTGTACGTCAAACCAGTTCCAACGCTGACAGATGCAAAGCCGCCTGAGCCATTTCCGCTCAGAATGTCGCTGCCCGTGGTCGCAGGCGCAAAGTAGGTCGTGGACTGCAACGCCGCGCTGCCAAGTCCCGTGACCTGACCAGTCGAGATGCTGATCGTCGCGTCTGCCGCAGCGGTCAGACGACCTTGGCCGTCCACCGTAAACGTGCCGACCTTGTTCGCCGCGCCGTAGCTGCCAGCCGTGACCGCCGTGCTCGCGAGCGAGATCGCAAAGGTTCCGCTGGTCGTGATCGGACTGCCACTTACTGCGACAGCGCCGTCGCCAGTAGCCGCAACGCTTGTCACCGTGCCAGATCCGCCACCGCCTCCGGTCGCCGCAATCTCAATGCCGCCTGGAGTGTTCGTGATCGTGACGTTCGATCCAGCGGTAAGCGTGTTGAGCTGGAACGTGCCGCCGTCGCCGATGAGCAACTGACCGACGCCAGGCGTCCCGGTCAGATCGGTGATGCTGTTGATGTTCGAGCCACCGCCGCCCGCACCGCGAGCAGCCAGCAGCGTCCACGACTTCGCAGACCGACTCGGCTTCTCGCGCGTAGTCTCGTTCGCGATGTAGCTGTCGCCGTTAATCGACACGACATCAAGCGCCTGGTACTCGCCAGCCTTCCACTTGCCGAGCGGTTGAAGCGTTGCAGGCACGGCGAACTCAGTCCGCGTCTTGACCGCCTCGTCCAGCAACTGCGTGATCTTCTCTGGCAGTTCAGCCGCCGCGAGCTGAATGCGCTGTTCTGCAACCTCAAGCAGTTGCGCGTTCTTCTCGCGCTCCTGCATCAGCGCCGTGTACTTGGCAGACGCCGCAAGTTCAACGCGACCGAGCAGCTCATTTACCTTTGACGACAGCTTAGTCTCAAGTGCTTTGACCTCCTCGCCAGCGATGGTCGCCATCTCCTCGCGCAGATGCGGCTCAACGTCCTCAAGAGCCACAGCAACTTCATCACGCAACTGCGCGCGAAGTTCTGGCAGCGAGTTTACGATGCGCGCGATCTCGTCGCGCTGCTCAATCGCCAGTTCGATCAGGTGGTCGATCTGCTTTTGCGTTTCCATGTTCAGGCGCTCGGATTAAGTTGACGTTGGCAGACTGCGTAACGTTGCGACTCGTCGGGAAACTCAGCAACAACCGTCGCGTCTCCCATACAGCGAGTCAAAAACTCCTCGCCACTTTCCGCCGCTGCCGGCGTCGGGAGGACGAACTCTTTTTTCTTTTGCTCAAATGCACGGCGACCGTCCGCGAGCGCAGCCAGCCACTTTTTCGGCGTGAGATGACGAGCGCCGAACGCGACCTCGACCGGCGAATCAAGTTTGAGTTTGCGCGTTTCATCGGCGTTCTCCTTTCGGTTGAGTCGTTCGACAATGGCGTTCGCCCAAGTGCGGCCAGCGTCACCGCCCCAGCCATTCCAAGCCTGCCAGCCCTTGCCTTGCTCGTCCCAGGTCGCGCCTTGCTTGTCGATCTCGTGCCGGTCGAAGTAAGCCTTCATGCGGCGCACCGTATCGGCAGACAAGGACCGCTTGTTGATTATGTCGCGCGCACGAGCCAGACCCACGGCAGTCATGCCGCGTTGCGATGCCGGCTTCTTCTCGCGCACGTCCAGCGCGCGTTTAGCGTTAGCCGCCATCGCGTCGTTCGGAACGTAGCCGTCCTCGGCGAAGTCGATGACGATGCGCTGGTCGTGCAGCTCAGAATCTGCCCGCGAGGCTTCGGGAGCAGCATCTGCGCTGCTTGCCACCTGAGCCGCCGCCGCGTCCTGACCGACCTTCTCACCCGTAGCGGCAGCCGCAGCAGCCGTGCTCGGCAGCGCGTTGGTCACGAGGCGGATCGCAGTCTCCGGCACGTTGTAGCGCTGCGCCAATTCCGCGACAAAGTTAGCCTCAATCGCGATTTGCTCAAGCCGACCAAAAGCGTCGGTGCCTTCCTCGGCTGCGATCTCTTGCAGCGACTTCGCGCCTTGACGGTTCTCGTTTAGGTTCGCCGCAGACTCGCGCCCGATGTCGATCGTCAGCTTAGCCGGGAAGCGCCACTCGCCGCGCGTCGCACGCTTCATGGCCTGCACGACCGTCTCACCTTCACGACGCGAAGGAGCCGGAATCAGTTCGCGCGCGATCGCGTCAAGGATGACCTGATTCTTGATCGGATCGAGCACCTTGTCTTGCAGCAAACCTTGATGGCGCGTGAACACGCGATCAGCCGCCGCAAAGTCAGCGCGGACGCTCGGTCCCTTGTAGTTCTGTGTACCGAACAGAACGCCCTCGGGAATGCCGACACCGATCGCGATCTCGTGCATCAGGTGCTGAACGAACCCCTCGAAGGCTGCGCTGGGCCTCGACGGCATGACCTCGATCTTGTCCGCGGTGCCAAAGTACCGGATGTTCCCGATCTCGCTCAGTTCGTTTTTCTGCGTTTGACCGCTCGGGAGCGTCGACGCCGGCGTCGGCGTGAACAGGTTGCGCCCGTTGGCAGTTCCTCGATCAGAAAATACGAGGGCGGCCTGCTGACTAGCAAAGCGGACACCAGCTTTCTCAGCTTCGAGAATCTCGTAGAGCATACGAGCCGTGCGGATAGCAGCGTGAAAGTCAGTAACTCCACGGTATTGGTCCACGCGAAACGGATCGTAGTAATGGCAGAAGAACTGACTTTCAATGTCTTCGGGATCATAATAGACGCCCTCTCTGGTCACGCGGAACACTCGGTACGCCACAGGACGACCGAACTCATTTGTGAAGATGCCTTGGAAGTAGTTGGCCGGATCGGCGCCGAGCGAGTTCGGATTCCCGATGCGCGTGCCAGGAACAAGCTGGATTTTCAGTTCGCCATCGACGCGACGAATCACGAAGCCGCAGTCGCCGTCAACTGGTCGCTGCTCGGCTGCAAGCTGGATCAGCTTCTTAAAGGTGTGGCGATTCGTGACATCGCACGTCTTGCACCAGTCGTGGAAGTAGTCCGAGACAATCGCGTTGTACTCGCGGTCGCCGGTCGTCGGCGAGTACTCGTGCGGCGTCAGGTAGTTGCCGAACTTGCGGCTGATCTCGCGCGCCTCGGGAAAGTTCTCCACGAGGTCGCGCGCCTCCCACATCATCACGATGCGATCGCGCACCGTCGTGTTGGACTCAGACGGCAAGCCATACTGCTTCGGCGCGTAAAGCCGGTTAGTCTGCGCTGCGTTGTAGGCGAACAACTCCGCCTGCACGCGCGACTCCATGCGCTTCAAGCCCCACGCCGGCGCAACTGCCGAGATTGCTTTATCGTACCAAGGCGCCGAAGCGATGACCTTTGAAGCGTCGAAGTCCATGTTAGTTGCCGTTAAAGCTGAGAAAAGTCACATCTGCGCTGGTGCCATTCTGGTAGGCAATCGCAGCCACAATCTGACCCAGCATGACCTTGAGTTGGGCAAGGTCGGCGCGCGTGACGCTCTTGCCGTTCAGCGAGTAGGAGCTATTAACCAGCACAGCGCGAATCGCGGCCAAAGTCTCGGTCTTCAGCGTTGCAAGAGTTGCGAGATCCAAACCCTCGAACGGATTGTCGTTTCCCATACTTTAACGTTCAAACGTTAAAGGCGGGAGCGCAGACTTGCGCTAGCGTTAATCCTTTTTTGGCGGCGTGTAGCGAATGACGCCGGCGATGGTCGCCATGCAAAGCAGCATGGAGGACGTGTCTAGACCGTGGTTCGGTGCGTTGCTGCGAACCTCGCGCCACTCCCAAACGCCCGTGCGCACCTCAACCTTAGACTCGCCCTTCAGGTGTTCGACGTAGAGCGGGTTTACGTCAGACGGTAGCTCCCACTTGAGGTCGCCTTTGCCGTCCAGTGCCGCCGCTAGCGTATCTTTGAAGTAGTCACCAGACCACTCGTAAAAGTAAACGTCGCCGCCTCGGTAGTCGCTGACGCGCGGTTCGGAGAACGGGAAGTTGATGAGCTGGTCTGTGTGCTCGTCTCGCATCGTCCAGGTCTTGCGCCCGTAACCACGCATACCGCGCCAGCCGAACTCGGCGCAGTCGCGGTCAACGTCAGACGGTCGGTAGCCTCTGTCCTGTGCAACGCAAGAATCCGGCACAGCATATTGCCGCTGGATCTCGCGCAGATGGTCTCGCGTGTCGACGCGACCGAACCACAACTGCCGATAGCGCGGACCAGTCGCAGTCGAGAACGCGCCGATCTCAACCCACCAGTGGTCGAGCTGACGGTCGAGCGCCATGAAGCGGATGACCTCGTTGTCGATCTTCTGGCCGGCGTTGTACTGCTGCGACGAGTAGTCCGCCTGCGTAGCTTGAAACAGATTGATCGTCTTCTTCGCGACCAGCCACGGCTTGGCCTCGCGCTTCGTGCGAAAGTCCACGCGCATCTGATCATCGCCGGTCCGCAGTGAATGGTTCTCGGCCTCGCAGAACTCCTCGACCAGAAACTTCATCGGACGCGCAACGACTGCCTCGATGCGGAACGACACGTTCTCAGGCTGCGCGTCGGCTCGCGTTGCAATGTACCGGCCAGTCTTCTTCCATGCTTCGCGCGTTGCGTCTGAGTCCGACGACTCGTGGCCGCAATGCACGCAGCGAAACCGCGTCGATGCAACCGCGCGCCCAACATCCCACGAGTTGTCGTCCCGCCTTGCCTCGCGGTCCCACACCACGCCGGCGCGCTGGTCACCGCTAGACTGGTCGAACGTGATCGGATGCGGCTTGTGGCAGCTCGGACAGTCTGCGTGCCACTCCTGCTGGTTGCCGCCGACGTAGCTCGCGTGCTCTACGTTGCCGGTCTGCTCGTCCATGACGCAGGCTTGGCTGATGTTGTACACCTTGCTGCGTCCGACCTCCTCGAACTTGGACACGCGCGCGACGGCATGACCGTAGACCTCCTGCCAGCGCGGAAGCCAGATCTCGTCGTTGATTTTATATCTGATCGACTGCGACTGCTGCGTAGAAAGGTTGGCTGCGTTTAAGGTCAGGAAGAAGCCGCCGAAGTAAATCTCGGTTGTGGTCCGGTGCGGTCCTGGCTTAGGCAGCATGTCGGCGACTGGTCGGCAACGTTCCAGCAGCGGCCAGAGGCGCGTCTTCGCATGGCGCTCGACCATGTCGTCGGTCTGCATCGTCCACGAGATCGGACCGGGATCGTTCGCAATGATCCACGGCAGCCAGACGTCAGCGACCAGCGTGCCGCCGATCTGAACTGCTTTGCGGAAGTGTACGCGACGAACGAGCGGATCCTTGAGTGCGTCGAACACGGGAACGAGCCATGGCGACAGTCGCACGTTGAACGGTCCTGGCGTGGCGTAGCTTTCCGGTAACTGGACGTGACGACGCGCCCAGTCGTAGATCGGCGCGCGGTCGGGTCGCGGGAAACGCAGCTCGGCCAAGGAGTCTTCGGCTTCGGTCATGGGATGTGCTGTAGCGTGTTGGCTTGCACATTCCTGGTCGGTCACTCCTCCTCGCTGCCTGCGCCTGATTTGCTCGACTTCACGGCGTCAGTTTCAAAGCGCGCAAGGTTTGCGTTCACGACTTCTCGAATCTCGTCCAGGATCAAAGAGCCTTCGACGTTCGCCTCGGCTGCCGACTTCCCGGCAACGCGCGGCCCTAGCTCGACCTCCAACTTGAGGCGAAGCAGCAGATCCAACTTTGAGCCAAGCAGCCGCAGCATAGCCTTGACCACCGCACGGTCGACCACATCGCCACGCATTGCGGCCAGCTTCACGTCCTTGAGCGCGATGTCGCGTTGCAAGGACTGTGCTTTAAGTTCTGCTAGGTTGCCCGTGTCCTGCGTGATGTAAACGCGCTGCAAACCGTTCGCGTCGGCCCATGCCTTTACGTCGTCAGCGCTACCGTTTTGCGGAAAGCCTTCGCGTTTGCGCCAGTCGTAAATCGTTTGCCGAGTAACACCAACTGCTCTTGCAAGCGCTGATGCAGACGTTTTGTTTTCTGTGGTCACGCTATTGCGTCAGGATTGCGATCGGAACAAAAACCGTTTTTTTCCGCCAGGTTTAACCACCCGCGGCTTGCCTTATTGCAAAAAAGATTCCTTTACCCCCACCCATCTTTGCATCTGCAATCGTTTGCAACAGCCAGCCAGCGCAACAGCAGCCCGCCTGCATCGTTTCTTTGCCCTA